CAGGGTGTTTTAACATGAGCACCACCTCATGGCTTTCAGATTACTTGCCAGCTAGGTCCCTCAGTATGGTGGGCACTGAAGGGCGGTCGCTGGGGACCTCGTTGACGAGAACATTCCCATGTGTCATCCCCTTGTCCGAGGGGACAACCCTATCCCAATCAAAAGATTGTATCACATGCTTGGGTATGCTTAGTTTTTGTGATACCATGTCCACGATGTATGCCCTCAACCGCCTGGGGCTGATGTCAGAGGATTTCAACCCGGGCAAATCAGCCTTACTCCACTCCATAGGGTAAGTCCGAGTGCCTCTAATCTGAAGGAGCTTGCTGTATGCCGCATTAGCTTTCTTCATCTCCGCAGGCGTAGGCTCTCGTGTGCTCTTGGTTTGTATCAACCCTTTCCATGGGTTATCCGTCGGCGTCTCAGTCTTGACCTTGGTGGATTTAAACGTCTCCAAAGTCTTAGTCTCATCAGCCAGATCGGCCCAGACACTGGGTTGCAAGTCAGTTATTGACCCGATAATGTCTAACGGCAATTCAAGAGCTAAATTCTTTACCATCCTTAGAGCTGGTCCTTTGCCAGCAGCTACTGTAACAACTTGTTCCAGGGATGGCACCTCCCTTGCGTTTATCATTGATTGGGCACCCTTGTCGAGGAAGAAGTCATCCTCTATCATGGTCCCTACCAGTTGATTCACGTCCTGGACAGAAATGGCAGCATGCCCCCTCACTCTTTCGATGAGTGATCGGCACAGCACCTTGAGTGTTAAATCGAGGCCCGTGTAAGCCCAGCCTCCTATCAAATAGAGGGCTCGGTACCGGGCCAGATTTAGCACATGAGCGGACATTTGGCCCATATTCTTGTCCATTTTATCCTGATCAAACTTCACATTGATCACTGACCTGAAAAGCCTCACCTGGTTCAGCACCGGCAGCCAGGAATTAATTCCTGCGGCAGTGGGTTTGATAACATCAAAACCGAGAAAGTCCATCTTAATTATTTTGTCTGGGACAAAATCCGTAAAAGGGGTCACCAACTCGATAGTCAGTCTCACTCCCACCCGCTGCATAGCCTTCTCCAAGAGAGGGTCCAACTGCCATCCAGAGTCACCTCTTCTGATGGTGTTGGTGCCACCAAGTTTCTTCCACTCGTCTATGAGCCGAATCATCTTGGCGGTATTGTAATAAGCTGTACCTACTTTACCACTAGCCATCCCAGGTACCGGGAACTGCAAAGCAGATAGTAGTCCGACAATGTCGCACCCTATGGCTGGGTCTATATTAAGGAGGTAGTTGTACCAGGTTGGTGGCAAGTCTCCCCACCATTCAGCCACCCGGCGGTTGTATGATTGAAGGTCACTTGGCAGTAAGCACCCTTCCATCTTCACTCCGTCCAGGCTAACCCAGTACCACTCTCCTTCATATTCCTCAAAGGAGTACATGTTGTCAGCGTAAGCTGCAACAAAACCCCGCTTGGCTGCCATTTTGCTGTTCAACTTGTCCATAGTCCCTCCGAAAGGGGAGATCCCTATCATGCTCCATGATTCTGGATCATCCAGGAAGCTCACACACTTCGCGTGGGGGGCCTTAAATAGAATGTGGGTGGCCAACTGACTACAAGAGGACAGAGCGAAGATGTTCCTGGTTTTAGCATAAAATTGCTCTCTTAAGTACACCTCTGCCTTGGGCTTAGCCTTGGCCAGCCTCAACCAGGGGTGCAACTTGAACATCTCAGCTCTGGATTTCGAGCCAGCATCATCCAATAGTCGCTGTGCAATAGCACAATCCTGGAGGAAGACTTGCTCCCTCTTAACAACTTGGGGGCCCCATATGGGCCCTGCATCACTCTTCCATTGTATATCTATGGCCTCCACATCATATGGGAACAATGTTCTGGTCAATTCAACAAAATTGTTGTACAATTTGTGATCAGGGTTGATCTTAACCTCAGGTGGCCGCTCCCACAAGGGGAATCTGAGTTTGTAAAGCTCAACATCAGAGGTAAGGTTGGCAAACTGGGACGGCTTACCGCTATGCACTTGAGCTAGCTCTTGCCGAACTTCCTTTGCCACCTTCATAACTGCCGCCAAGCGACCCATTTGGCCGTCAGGTGATCCATTACCGTAATATGTTAGGTTGGCTTGATGGATCAACTCTGTGTTCAGCGCTTTGCATTGCTCCCGGATCAAAGGGGGCAATGAGTTGCGCTGGGCCAGAGATTCTGACATGATAATTGGGTTAAGGTCTGGATTAATCGTTTTGTACATCACAGGGTATTTGGGGAGCACTGTATTCTTACCCAGTTCTGGGTATTTATCCAATATCTCACCCGGTAATCGCCTCTGGGCATGCCACCTGAGGAACTCCTCAGGGGCAAGGGTCAAAGCAGGGACGTGTATGTAAGCATCAGATGCTGCCATGGGCACGCCGTGTTTGATCATTGCATCAGATATAGATTTTGCTCTACTATCTGGCCGGATAGGCTTGAACTTAACATATTTGGAAGCTGAGGAAGGCCTGGAAATAACTTCCCAGGTGTGCAACATGCGCTTCAATTCCCCAGCCCCTTTCTGTTTCTTAAGACCTAAGATTTGAGAAAATGTTAGAGTTCTTCGACTCTCCGGATCCCTATACAACACTAGTCCCTCCGCTAAATCTTGAGGTGGAGACACCGACAACGAGTACGCCGCTGGATCAAAACCCAGGGTGGTCTCTGATGGGCCTGGCGGTGGTGGTGGTGAAGGCTTCCAATCATCATCATCACTTTCAGAGGTGTAATCAGGGGGTGGTGGCCCCAAATCCAACTCATCCTCCTCACCAGGTGGTGTTGGTTCCCAATCCTCCTCTTCAGGGGGACCGGGCTCCCAATCATCATCTAGAGGCGGTGGTGGTGGGGGCTCGTCACCTTCGTCTACCTCTCTCACCAGGGCCCAGGGGTC